GGCTTCCAGAGTAGCCGCTTCCTGAATCTTGCGCTCCCGTTCAGCTTCCGCGGCCCGTCGAGCAGCTTCTTCAGCTTCCCGGCGCTTGCGTTCCAGCTCCTCGATATAGGCATCTGTTGCCTGCTTGACCGTCTTTTCTGCATTGCGCAGCGGAGTCAGCATAGCCCTTTCCCGGTCGCAAACCGCCTTGTGGGCCTGATAGGCGCTGTCTTTCATGGGCTTGAAGAACGTCGTGACCTGCGACGCTTTCTTCTTCAGCATTTTTCTGAACTCAACAGCAAAGACGTAATCTTCGTCGTTCTGGATAACCAGCGACTCCGCCTGAAACTCGATGTCGGTCACATCGCGGGAGAGCTGCTGCTCATCAACGATTTCGGCCTGCGGAACGGTTGCCACCATAGTTTCTTTTTTCATCTGTCGAACCTCCTAAAAATCACTCGTTCATGTAGTTCTTAATTGTCATCAAGGACGAGAACACCGACCAGCACTTCCCACTCCGGGGAAAGCGCACTTCCTGATAGCCCTTCTTGGACAGGTGGAGAATCAGCCGGTCATCGACCTTGATGTCGTGGCTCTCCCATGCCCTGTCATAGGCTTCAAGCTGCACAGCGCAGAGCTTGCTGTTCACCTGTGCCGATGTCTTGTAGTCCACCAGCGTCACCCTTCCGTCGATGATGCACAGCAGATCGACCGTGCCTGCATACCGCAGGATTTTGTGGTAGACCTTGGTTTCGGTCGCCAGAACTTCCGGCTTGCGGCTATCCCACCACTCCCGGAAGCCGGCAAAATACCCGGCATACACCGGCGGAATGTCCTCAATGCCGAACTTAGCGTAGTTCTCCACCGCATTGTGGATGGCCGTGCCGCGCTTTGCGGCCTTGTTCAGAACCTCCGGGTCCACCGTGCTGTAGAAGTCACTGGACAGCGGCTTCATCAGGGTGGTCACGCTGGGTACTTCCAGCCCGTTCAGGTAGTAGAGATGCCGTTCTTCCTCAAATGTCAATTCCGGGAACTGCGGAATTTCGGGCTTCACGCATTCGTTGCTCACGTTGCTTTTCTCCCTTCAGGTTGATTGCCAACCGCATATAGTAGTCGGTCAGCTCGGTTTCGTACAGAAGCGGAAGGTAGCTCTCCGGCTGCTCTGCCAGCTCACATTTGCGCCGGGCATACCAGAGAACGCTGGTGGCTACCACATCCGGGATTTTGAATCCCAGCGATGTTTCCGCCGCCTGCCGTGCTTCTGCCAGCTTATCGGCACTCATGCCTTTTCCGCGAGTCTGCGGTGGATTTCCTGAAGCAGATCATCGGTTGGAATCTTGCTCAAGTCCAGACCGGCCTCAGAGTCCTCAAAGAGGATAGAGGGGGCCTTCAAAGCGGGGCGGATGCCGCACGAGTAGGAGCAGTAGTCGCTGCCCCAGTCGCCATTGGAGTTGACGTACAGGGCGTAGCCACCGTCCGACTTGCTGGGACCGCTCCAACCGGTCGCCAGCCAGCACAACCGCTCCGCATTGGGGGTGATGTCAGCGTACTTGCGAGCTTCATCCAGTGTAAGCGGCGCAGCCTTCACCGACAGCTTCCCATAGCAGCCGGAACCGTCCAGCGTGGTCAGGTCGATCTCGCGGGGGATGAGCTTGGCGTTGTCGAGGCCCCTCTTGCCCATGTCCTCCAACCACTTGTCCACGGCCTTCTTCAGGTCGCTCTCTGCGTAGTTGTTGGAGCTACCAAATTCAGAAGCACCAACCGATTCCAGCGCCAGCAGGAACAGGCTGTCCGGCAGGCTACCACGACGCTCAACATCCAGCACCACAAATCTGGTTCCGGCCAGCGTAACGATGTCACCCGGCTCGTGCAATACTGCGTACTTTTTCATGTTTCGTTCCATCCTTTCTTACCGGCGATGCAAACACGCCGATATTCAATCCGCCGATTTTCTTCATGGCTTCGTCGAGTTCTCTTGCGGTTGTGATGCCATATTCTTCTGCCAGCAGCTTCTTCAGCGTTTGGATGTCAGCCATCGTCTGCGCCTCCGTTCAGGAGCTTGGAGCCAATGAGCTTCAATTCCCGCGCCGCCCGAATCAGTCCGTCGAGGTAGTCAAGGATTTCGGTCAGGTCTGCCCACTCATCCTTGGAGATGATGCCATCTGCCGTGATGTCGATGAGCTTTTCCTTGACCTGCTCGATGTCACCCTGCCGGAGCTGCTTCAGCAGCTTCATAGTCGTACGCTCTACCGAGGCAATTTCAGGGGACGGCATTTCGAGGCTCTTTCCGATAAGGCACTCCGACGAGCAATACCACGCCATCAGCTCCGGTGCATTGTAGATGTCTGCCATCAGCACCACCTTATCCACCGGGATGACCTTCGTATTGCCAAGCTCGTAATCTGCAAGGCTCGAAACCGAGATTCCGAGCAGTTCCGCAGCACCTTCACGGCTACCGAGCTTATCGTTGTACTTTGCGGCCTCTTTCCTACACCGGAAGCACTGGTTTTCACAGGCTTTTGCGGCATCGCGTCCCATTTTCTTTGCCCCCTTGATGCGTTATACTTTAGACATCAGCAAACCGCCATGCGTATACTTACCCTTTCGGTAAGTTGTCGTCGAAAAAAATAGCGTTGACCTGATCGCTGGTCAGGTCAAGCGCTTTGGCGACAGTGCTCATTTCCTCATTGGAGAACTCGACTTCTCCGCGCTCCTTCTTGGAGTAGGTAACAAGCGATTTGCCGATCAATTCGGCCATGTTCTTCTGGGTCTTTCCCTTCTCGACCCGGATGCCCTTGAGCTTGGAGCTATTCATCTGCTCACCCCCTTTCCGTGTCTTCATTATAGCTTACCAATATGGTATATGTCAATCTTAAAATGATAATTTTGGTAAGTTTTGTTTACTCTTTGACAAGTATGTTATAAACTTGGTAAGTAAGCTACATTGGGAGGTATCACTATGTACAGCAAAGCCATGTTCGCCAAACAGTTCAAGGAACTCATCGACAAGCGCGGCCTCACGCAGCGTGCTGTCGCAGAACGTATCAACACGACGGAGACGACCATCTCACGTTATGTTTCCGGCGATAGAACGCCGAACATCGAGACCGCTGTGGAGCTGGCCTCTGTGCTGGGCGTGACGCTGGACGTTTTGGTCGGTGCCGATCTGCCCGCCGCAAGCCGTACGCCGCCCGATGTCAACATCTTAGTCGCCTGCTACGAGAAGGCGTCCATCGCAGACCGGCAGGTTTTGTGGTCGCTGCTCGACCGCTATATGACCCCGGAGCAGCGGGTCATCATCACCTCCATGCAACGTGAGGAAAAAGCCGACGTAGGCTGATACGGGTTGACTTTTCGAGGAGGTGAAAATCATGACGAAGCAACGTACCGGGGACGAACTTATCGTCTTTGATAATATGCCCATCGGTAAATCCTTGAGCGACTACTGGCGCTGGAACGCCTCCGACCTGCTCAACAACACCCTGCGAGGCTCCTACTGCGAGTTCATTGTATCCGCCGCGCTGGGTGTTGATCTGAGTGGGACCAACGATGACTGGACTCCCTACGACATCTCTTTCCCCTACAACTGGGTATGTAATGGCGAGTCCCGCGATAAAGTGCGCATCGAGGTCAAGAGTTGCGCATATCTTCAGGCATGGCGGCAGGGCGATGGAAGACTGTCCAGCATCCAGTTCAGCATCCGGCCAACGAGAGCTTGGGACTCCATCAGCGGCTATGCCGAGGAGGTTAAGCGGCAATCTGACGTGTATGTGTTCTGCCTCTATACGGAGACCGTGCGCGAGCGTGCCGACCCGCTGATACTGGATGGATGGGATTTCTACATCGTACCGACTCATATTCTGGACGAGCAGTGCGGCCCTCAGAAGACCATCTCTCTCACTATGCTGCAAAAGCTGGACCCATACCTTGTAGACTATGGCAGCATCCGTGATGCCGTTGTCGATTCCTTGAATGTGTACCCCCCCCCCCGACATTTTGCATAGTTTCTATCATTCCTTTTTGTGCATAACAGAAAAGCAGCCCCGCACTACGCACGGAGCTGCTTTTTCTTCAGCTATCATTATCTTCTGGAGGTTCCGCAATGGGCTATGTGGTGAAGAAGGCGGCACAACGCTTTGAGGAAAAGAAAGCCGCCATATACGTTCGAGTCTCAACGCAGTATCAGGTTGACCGGGCCAGTCTTCCCGTCCAGCGAGAAGAACTCATCAACTATGCAAAATATGCCCTCGGCATCTCGGACTATGTGATTTTCGAGGATGCAGGCTACTCTGCCAAAAATACCGACCGTCCAGACTATCAGCAGATGATGGCCCGAATGAGGACCGGCGAGTTCTCTCACCTGCTGGTCTGGAAAATCGACCGTATCAGCCGTAACCTTCTGGATTTTTCCGTCATGTACGCCGAGCTGAAAGAGCTTGGCGTGGTCTTCGTGTCGAAGAACGAACAATTCGATACCAGCTCCGCGATGGGCGAAGCCATGCTCAAAATCATCCTGATCTTTGCGGAACTGGAGCGCAAAACGACCTCTGAGCGAGTCAGCGCCGTCTTCGTGTCCCGCGCCAATGATGGCATCTGGAACGGCGGCAAGGTTCCCTACGGGTACTCCTACGACAAAGAGAGCAAGACCTTCTCCATCGCCGAGGACGAGGCCAAAATCGTCCGTCTGATCTACTCCCTGTACGAGTCCGAAAAGTCCATTGTCCGGGTTGCTCGGATTATGAATGAGCGTGGCCTGAAATCCCGCGCTGGAAGCGACTGGAGTCCGACCACCGTCCACACGATTCTTTCTAGTCCATTCTACTCTGGAACGTATCGGTACAATTACCGCGACGAGTCCAACGCAAAGCGTTTCCGCGAAAAGGGTAAGGACGAATGGGTATTGGTCGAGAACCACCACCCGGCCATTGTGTCCCCTGAACGGCAGGCTGCTGTCGGTGTCATTCTGGAAAGCAAGCGCTACAACAAGAATGCCACCTATCAGCGAAAAAACGTCCACGTCTTCGCCGGGCTGCTCACCTGCGGCTGCTGCGGCTCCACGATGGCTGCAACCACCGATAAAGTCCGGGCAGACGGCTGGAGACCATCTATGTACATCTGCTCCCGGCGACGCAAATCCGAGGACTGCACCAACAAGTACGTCTCCGATGTGACCCTCGGCCCATTCGTACTGAACTTCTTCGCCAACCTGATAAAAGCATCCAACTCCTTCGGCAGAACGACATCCATCGAAACATTGGAGAAGAAGCTGCTGCGTGGCGAAGCGCTTTCCCACGTTGACCACATCGAGCGTCCGGGCCTCGAAGAACTATACAACCACCTGCGCAGCGGCTTTGACGAGAAGTGCTTTGAATCTCCTACCATCGCGGCCACGGAGTCCAGCGCGGACTTGAGCGAACGCGATCTGCTGCTCTCCGAGAAGCGTCGGCTTGAGCGCGCCCTCAACCGCCTGAAGACCATCTATCTCTACGGAGATGATGAGATGGCAAGCAAAGACTTCAACATCGAGCGTGAGCGAATCACCAAAGCTCTCAGCGAGGTAGACTCCCGCATCAATGAGCTGGACATCGCCAATGCCTTCGACCTGTCGCTTTCCGATGAGGCATTCATGCAGAAGGCCAGCCAGTTCATCCTGACCCAGCAGCTCTTGGACAAGCGCTATGTGAACTACGAGCGTTTCATCCGCAAAATCGACCCCAAAATCGTCAAGGATTTCCTCAACGAAACGGTCTCAAACTTTTGTATAAAAGACGGCCTTACCACCTCAATTTTGCTCAAAAACGGCATTGAACTACGATTTTCGTACAAAACCGCCGAATAAGAAAAAAGTCCAGAAACCCGCATGGCTTCTGGACTTTTTCGTTACTTTTTATCTTCCGGGTCGTTCCCGCCTCGTATAAACATCGCATCGCCAAAGGAAAAGAAGCGGTACTTTTCCTCTACGGCAACTTTATAGGCAGCCATGGTCTTTTCGTAGCCGTAGAGGGCAGAGACCAGCATGATGAGGGTACTTTCCGGCAGGTGGAAGTTGGTGATCAGGCCATCGATGCAGTTGAACTTGACACCCGGGTAGAGGAAGATAGAGGTGTTGCCGCTGCAGGCCTTGATCTCGCCATATTTTGCGGCGGCGGCTTCCAGCGTGCGGCAGCTGGTGGTGCCAACGGCGATCACGCGGTGCCCGGCGGCCTTGGTTTCCCGGATGCGCTGAGCAGTCTCCTCGCTGATGGAATACCACTCACTGTGCATCTTGTGATCCGCGATCTCGTCCTCCTGCACGGGGCGGAAGGTTCCCAGACCCACATGCAGGGTAACCTCGGCAATGCCGACACCCTTGGAACGGATGGTATCCATCAGCTCCGGGGTGAAGTGCAGGCCTGCCGTGGGTGCAGCAGCGCTGCCAAGCTCCTTGGCATAAACCGTCTGATACTGGCTCTGATCTTCCAACTGCTTGGTGATGTAGGGCGGCAGCGGCATCTTTCCAAATTCATCCAGTTTTTCATAAAGGGTCTCGGTGTCATAATAGAATGTAACAAACTTGTTGCCATCCTCCAGCGTTTCGTCCACCACAGCGGTCAGGGTGCCGTCACCAAAACTGACCTTGGTGCCGGGCTGCATCCGCTTGCCGGGCTTTGCCAGGCACTCCCACTGATCTCCCTTGACCTGCCGCAGAAGCAGCAGCTCACACACAGCACCGGTGGGCTGTTTGACACCCACGATGCGGGCGGGCAGCACCTTGGAGTTGTTGACCACCAGCAGGTCACCCGGCTCAAGATACTCCGGCAGATCGCGGAAGATCCGGTGCTGGATGCTGTCGTCCTTCTGGCTCAGAACCATGAGCCGGGCCGAGTCTCTGGGGTCTGCAGGCTCCTGTGCAATGAGTTCTTTGGGTAAATCATACCAAAAATCTTTTTTTAACATACTTTGCAT